GAATACTTATGAACAAGAATGGCCGACTGCCCGTATTGAGCAAAAGATTATCAAGAAAGAACTAGCCTCTCTTGGTCGTCCTGATGATGAGTTTGCTGAGAAACTTGTTACATGGGCTGAAGTGATTCGCAAAACCTTTGAACAAGGCGGTTGTGACGAAGTGATTTCCACTCGCCGTCTAGTGCATATTGCCAAGACCTACTCTGTGTTCGGAGACAAGATGAAAGCGATTGGGCTTTGCCTGAATCGTTTTGATGATGACACAAAGATTTCATTTACCGACCTTTACACTAAGGTTGATGCTGGTGCCAATACTGAAATATTGATGGCAAAAACTGAAGAAGTACCAGAAGAAAGAATTCAATCTGAAGAAGTTCCTTTCTAATGCGTAGCGGCATTTGACCCATTGGTAATGATGGGTCTTTTTTTTAATCATTACCACACAATGCAGTAAAATCGTAGTATAGTATCATTGTTGTCTAAAAAACACATCGTTTGATAAAGATAACATTTTCTTAAAAATGACTTAAATTCTACAGGAGAAAAATAATGTCATACTTAAAAGCAAAAGATCCATTTGTGATCAAAACATATAAGATTCGTGAAATTGTTGATATGTCATTGACTGGTTCGATAAGTTTGAAACCAGCATATCAGCGTGGTTATGTTGCCAACGAAAATTGGTGCCGTGAGTTTATCGGTTCAATATTTCGTAATGCATCAAATTCTACATTACACATTCGTAATTTACCTGATGGCACAAAAGAAGTAATTGATGGTGTTCAGCGCATTTCAACAATTTTGAAATTCTACTTGGGAGAAATCAAAACTCCTTTATACCATGATGAACCAATGCCAATTTATTTTGGCGACAACTCTAAAATCGTATTGAAACCTTCTACGATGAAAGAGATTCAATCTATGACCGATTCTGACATTCTCATGAATCGTTTTCTCAATTATGAGATTGCTGTTATTGAATATGATTTATCTATGACCGATGATGAAGCCTCTGAGGTTTTTTGGTCATTGAACGACAATAACAACTTGACCAATCAAGAAAAAATCAATGGTATTCTTGGTATTGTCTCAGAGAGAATTCGTGAAATTTCAAGGCTAGGAAATCTTTATACGAAGTTAAAAGTTCTTGAAGTCATTGGACTGAAACCAAATGGTCGAATGAATATTGATGAGATTGTTGCTCGTGCATGTTTATATGAATCGTGGCATCAATCAAAAAAAGATACTGGCATATACTTTGCTTATGCGAGTGATGAAAACATCAAAGACATGTATATGTCTAAATCTTATCGTTACAACAAAGAAGCATTTGAGCCCATTGTTCAAGAAGTAGAACGCCGTTTTGAAATCATAAGGAAAATCTGTGTTGCATCTGGTAAACCAAGTTTACACACTTCAAAAGAATCAAGAATTACTACACTCTTTCAACTTACTTATGTTCTAGAAGAAAAGTTTGGAAAGAATGTCAAGATTGACTATCAAACATTTTCACAAAAGTTATGGGTAGTATTATCTGAACTTGCTGATGCTAAACTTATGAAAACCTATCCAGAAAAAACTCGTTACACTCAACTTCTTGGTAAGTATGCACCTAGAGAGTTGAAAGAGAAGATGGCATTGATTCTTGGTGCGCTTGAATATTATGGTAATCCAGGAATTACATCAAGAGATTCAAAGCGGGTTTTTTCTCTCGATGAAAAGTATCGCCGTTGGATTGACCAGAATCGTTGCTGTGCTTTGACTGGTGATGAGATTGAGTTTGATGAGGCTGAAGGTGGTCATATCATTCCTTTTGCTAAACAGGGTAAAACAACTTATGACAATCTTGTTATTCTTTCTAAGTCGGCAAACAGCAAAATGGGTGATACACCTTTCTATGAGTTCAAAGAAAAGTATTTAAAGTCTGCCTAATGTTTACCGTAATAAGTATTGACTTACTCACTTATTTGTAATATAATGTACATATTGCAGAGAAGAATCGCCTCTGTAATGTTTCTCTAAAGTGCGATTCAATTTTCATGGAGTATTTCGTAATGTCTGTAAAAACTAAAGTTCTTGCTTATCTCTCTAAAGATTCTGAGTTCAACACTCTTACCGCAAACAAGATGCGTTCTGTTTTCGGTGCAAAGAATCCTTCTGCCGTGATTGATGAGCTTCGCAAAGAGGGTCATGCAATTTACCTCAACTCCCGTATCAATGTAAACGGTGAGAAAGTTGCTTTCTATCGTCTTGGTACTCCTACTAAGCGCATGATCGCAGCTGGTATTGCAGCTCTGCGTCAATCAGGATTTCGTGCTTTTGCCTAAAAAAGTTTAGAAATTCGATGGAGGAAGTAATACATATAGGTGTTACTTCCTCTTTTTTTATTTTATGGGTACATTATGGAAATTCAAATCAAAGTTGACGAACTGAGAAAAAACAAACTGTTCATTGCAACACCAATGTACGGTGGTATGGCCCACGGTCTTTATATGAAATCAGCGCTTGACCTGCAAACGACCATGTCAAAGTATGGTGTCGAAACAAAATTTTCATTTCTTTTCAACGAATCACTTATTACACGAGCAAGAAATTATTTGGTAGATGAATTCTTGCGTTCTGGTTTTACCCATCTACTTTTCATCGACTCTGACATTCATTACAGTCCACAAGATGTTATCGCTTTGATGGCACTTGACAAAGATGTAATCGGTGGTCCTTATCCTAAGAAGTCAATCAACTGGGCGAATGTTGCTTATGCTGCACGAAATCATCCTAATCTAGAACCAAAAGAACTTGAAACACTTGTTGGCGAGTATGTCTTCAATGTTGTAAAAGGTACATCGCAGTTTCAAGTAACCGAACCTCTTGAAGTGATGGAGATCGGTACTGGTTTTATGATGGTCAAGCGTGAAGTTTTTGGTAAAATGGAAGAGTCCTATCCAAACATTCGTTACAAACCAGATCATGTTGGTCAGGCTAACTTTGATGGTACACGGTACATTCATGCTTACTTTGATACTGTAATTGATACGATAGATTCTCCAACCGGTGGTGGTTCTGAACGATATCTAAGTGAAGACTATATGTTTTGTCAAATGTGGCGTAAGATTGGTGGACAAATTTGGTTATGTCCTTGGATGAAAACTCAACACATCGGCACATATGCCTTTAGTGGTAACATGCCTGCTGTTGCAAATTTCACAGGTCGTCTATGATACCATACAAATATAATGAACTTGCTCTCTTGCAAGAATTGAGGCAGTATATTGATGGCACATACAATGAACACTATTCTCAAAGTAAAGTTCAAACTACAGAATTTATTATTGACAATGGTGACGGTATTGGATTTTGTCGTGGTAACATCGTCAAGTATGCTCAACGATATGGAAAAAAAGAAGGCAGAAATCGCAAAGACCTATTGAAAGTTTTGCATTATGCTGTTATAATGTTACATGTGCATGACCTTGAAACGAAGGAAAATAAATTATGAAACTCTCAAGTGAAACTCTTGGCGTACTAAAGAATTTTGGCAACATCAATGCTGGTATTCTTTTCAAAAAAGGCAAGACGCTAAAGACCGTATCAAACCATAAAAATATTCTTGCTGAAGTTGTTATTCAAGAAGATATACCAGTTGACTTTGGTATCTACGATTTGAATAACTTTTTGTCCGTTGTATCAATGCACAAAGACGACCCATCATTTGAATTTGAAGACAAACAAATGCGAATCGTTGGTAACAAAGGTCGTTCAAAAGTCACCTATCGTTTTTGTGAACCAACAATGATCACTCTTCCACCAGAGAAACAAATTGCAATGCCTGATCCAGAAATTACATTTTCTTTGACGGCTGAAGATTTTGATTGGGTTCTTCGTGCAGCTGCCATTCTTGATTCACCACAGATCGCAATTGAATCTGATGGCACTAAGATTAGTATTGTCACTCTTGATCTACAGAATGATTCGGCACACACAGACTCTCTTGAAATCACAGGTGGTGATCGTAACAAGTATCGCATGGTGTTCAAAACAGAAAATCTAACTAAGATTCTTCCTGGTTCTTATGATGTTTCAATTTCTTCAAAAGGCATCTCTCATTTCAAGAATAAGAATGTGAATCTACAATATTGGATTACAACAGAAGCTGGTTCTAAATTTGAGAAAGGTAACTAATATGTCTTTGAAAATCTTTACAAATGCCTTCAAAGGAAATCTAACCGAATCAATCGCTATCAATTCAGATCATGTTGTTTCGGTCTTTGAGATTCCTTGGGTTGATGATGAAAGTGGAGAAGAAACAAAAGCGACAAGCATTTTTGGTATGACTGGAACTTCTTGGCAAGTTCGTGACTCATACCTTGAAGTGATTGCTCGTTTGAATGAGCGTGACTAAATTATGATTTTTGTGAAAGAACTATATTATGCAACATCTTTTGTGGACCGAGAAATATCGGCCAAAGACAGTAGACGATTGTATTCTGCCAGAGCGCCTCAAGAAACCATTTCAAGAATATGTGAATCAGAAAACGATTCCAAATCTTCTCTTGAGTGGTGGGCCAGGCGTAGGCAAAACAACAGTAGCGAAGGCTCTGTGCAACGAAATCGGATGCGACTATCTCGTAATCAATGGTTCTGACGAAAGTGGTATTGATACTTTTCGTGTCAAGATAAAGAACTATGCATCGTCAATGAGTTTGTCTGGTGGCCGCAAGGTCATCATCATTGATGAAGCTGATTATCTCAACCCTAACTCTACACAACCTGCACTACGAAATGCGATTGAAGAATTCGCAGGTAACTGTTCGTTTGTATTTACTTGCAATTATAAAAATCGTATCATAGAACCACTTCACAGTCGATGTGCAGTTATTGAATTTGGTTTGAAGAATGGTGAGAAGGCCAAGATGGCTTCTGCCTTTTTCAAACGAATTCAATCAATTTTGCAAAGTGAATCGGTCGACTATGATGACGCCGTAATTGCTGAGTTGATCAAGAAACACTTTCCTGACTTTCGGCGTGTGTTGAATGAACTGCAACGATACTCTCAGTTTGGTAAGATTGATACTGGTATTCTGTCGCAGATTGGTGATGTGTCAATTAGTGAGTTGGTCAAAAACATCAAAGAGAAAGACTTTAGTTCGATTCGTAAATGGGTTGCGTCAAACGAAATTGATTCAAATACATTGTATCGCAAACTCTATGATGCGATGTATGAATTCATCAAACCACAATCAATACCAGAGGCGGTTGTCATACTTGCAGGTTATCAGTACAAGGCTGCGTTTGTTGCAGACCAAGAAATCAATACTGTCGCCTGCCTTACAGAATTGATGGTGAGCTGTGAGTTTGTATGATAAACAACATATTCCGACCAACTTTAGAATGGATACGAAATGATTGGGTTTCTAACAGGTTTCGTTTTGGTGTTGAGTTTGTTGCCTGGGCTATTAGCATCGGTTGTGCTATTACTATGGCTGTTACAGTTCCCAATCCACCGTTACTGGTACTATACCCTATTTGGATTTGTGG